GTGGTATTGAACCGAGATATCCGCCGGGCTACGATCTCGACGACGCGATAGCCAACACGATGGACGTGCCTGTCCCAAAGGTTAGCTACAGGTCGCTCGAGGCCTGTATTGAGTCCGGTGACTGGGCCAAGGCCGGCAGCTCAACAATCGGTGAACTGAAGATAGAAGTGTGGAACGACAAGGCCAATGATTGGGAAACGATAACCCTAAAGTGCCGCAAGAACCTTGTGATGGACGCCGTGTTCATGGACGAACTGAAGCGGTTAGCTCTGAATTGGGACAAGCGTTACTCGACACTGATTATCAAAGCTGAACTTGGTAAGATAAGAATAGCATGGGCTGGTGACCTCCTCACTTTTTTTATAATGTTTTGGATTTCATCACTGGCTGGCGGTTGCGAATCACAGTGGCCGGGTTCTACAATCGGAGAGTCACCTGATCAAGAGTTACACACCGCCGATGCAATTATGAAGCAGCTTCACAACGCATTCGGGCTACCTTATGACTACAAAGGTTTTGACCATCAGCCCTGGACTGCCGAGCTGAAACGCATTGCCGACGTGCTGTGTTCTTACGGCCGTCGCAATGTACCTTCTAGCGCCTACGCCTTTTATGATCAGATGGTGAGGCGGCTAATTAACAGTTATGATAAGAATTTCCTATATTACCGGGTTGACACCGTTCTGCATATCCTGCGGTTACTGGGGGGTATACCTTCCGGTGAGTACTGGACGTCGAAAATCGGCAATGCCTGGAACACGTTAAAGACCAACATCTCGAAGTACATAGTATCGAGCTGTGGCGTTGCCATTCCTGACATGACAGGGCGGATTCGCGGTGACGACAGTGCCATTATCGACGTTAATCCCGCCGCCCTGGTACTTATGAATGAAGCATTCCGCGTACAGAAAGTGGAAGGGGGTGAAGGCAAATTCAGTGTTCTCGACGCTCAGATGGAATTCTTAAAAGTGATGTACGACACCGACCGTTGCAGAGCGTACCCTTGGAGGATAT